ATTTGACCGCGGTCCGCGCATCTATTCCGCCGAGCAAGTGGAACGCGCAGTATCAGCAAAATCCCACAGGTGAAGAGAGCGCGATTATTAAGCGCGAGTGGTGGCGTTGTTGGGAGCGGGAGAAGGTTCCGCAATTGGAATATGTGATCCAGAGTTACGATACGGCGTTCTCGAAGCGCGAGACAGCAGACTATTCGGCTATAACGACGTGGGGTGTTTTTTATCCGAACGAGGGTGGTTCGGGGCCCAATTTAATATTGTTGGATAGTAAGAAGGGGCGGTGGGATTTTCCGGAATTGAAGCAGGTCGCTTTGGACCTTTATAAATTTTGGGAACCTGATACAGTGATTGTGGAAGCGAAGGCGAGTGGTATGCCCTTGACGCATGAATTGCGGAATATGGGGATACCTGTTGTGAATTTTACGCCGAGTAGGGGTAACGACAAGGTCAGTCGTGTTCACAGTGTGTCGCCTTTGTTTGAGGCTGGGATGGTTTGGCATCCTGACGAGATGTGGGCGGATGAGTTAATTGAGGAGGTTGCTGCATTTCCCAATGGCGAGCATGACGATTTGGTGGATAGTATGACTCAGGCGCTTATGCGATACCGTCAAGGGAATTTTGTGCAGTTGCCAACTGATGACTGGGAAGATGGAGAAAACTCTGTTAAAGTGCGGTTGTATTACTAAAAGCAGAAGGGCCAGAATATGTATAAGTCTGCGGTCAATTTAGGGTCCGGTGGCTTCGGCAACGTCGGCTATTTTGCCGATGGTGGCGATGTGATGGCTCTTGATATGAACCAGACTGCCCCGGGGGCCCCTGCGACATATTATGACTATCTCCCAGAGGAGATGCAACAAGAAGCCGAGCAAGAAGATCAAAAAGGCTTCGGCACGATGATCTGGGATAAATTGACTGGTGATGATCCGACCGAAGGATTGCGCGAGAGTGCGCGGGTTGGTGGATCGCGGACCGAGGCTCTTTATGGGTCTGATCCGACGTTCATGCAGCAGTTGATTGAGCGTTATAACTATCCGAGTGCTTTTGATCCTGAGACGGGTCAGCAGTACATTCCGACTGGCTTCGAGCCTGAAAGTGTTCGTATGGCGCGGCCCGCGGGCCGTCGTGATATGCCGACGTATCCTGAGTTAGAAGATGCGCGGGCCCACATGTTGGGTTCGGCGATTATGGCGAAGGAGTATGGTCCGGAGAACGCGGAGAGTGCGGGTGACTTCAACGAGTTCTTGGATCGTTTTGCGCCATGGCCGTTAGGTGGTCAGAACGCAAGAGACGTTGCCATGGATCAACGCAACAATGCGGTTGGTCGGCAAATATTTATGAAGGCTGGTATGAACGCGAGCGTTCAGGATTTGACGCGCATGGTAGATGCGGAAGTCTTTAACCAGTTGGATAAGATCATGGGTCGTACACCGGAGGAGCGCACAGCGCCAGCTCCGGGTCAGGCCCGCGCCCCACGGAACTTCATGTCACCTCCTACGGGGCCCGATGTTTACTTCCCTCGCAATGAGCAGGGCTATTTTGATACGACACGTCGGATCATGGGCATTTCCCGCCCATATCGCAATTACTAGGTCGTGTCGGGGAGAGTTGAATGGCAGAACAACGAAACGGGTACAAAAGCAGTTTGATGGATCGTAACGTTCCGTCGCAGCTCTCTGAAGAAGATTTGAGTGCGGAGCTGGAGATTGAGCTTCCGGATTCGCAGAACAACGTGACTGCGATGATTGACGCGTCTGGTGTAGGCGAGATTGGCATTACACCGACGGAAGACGGCGGTGTAGAAATTGACTTTGATCCGCAAGATCAGCGTGGGGAGAATGAGGATTTCTATGCGAACCTTGCTGAAGAAATGCCTGACCGCGAGCTACAACGCATTGCCGGTGAGCTTTTGGGTGAATATGACGCGAATAAAGCGAGCCGTCAGGACTGGGAAGATGCGTATGCAAACGGTCTTGAGTTACTTGGTTTCACTTACGAAGAGCGCACTCAGCCATTTAGAGGCGCTTCGGGTGTCACTCATCCGCTTTTGGCAGAAGCTGCTACACAGTTTCAAGCGCAAGCTTTCAACGAGCTGCTACCTCCTGCGGGGCCCGTTAGAACGGTTGTCATGGGCTCTGAAACGCGTGAAAAGGTTGCTCAAGCGCAGCGCGTAAAGACCTTCATGAATTACTACATCACGAATGTGATGGAAGAATACACGCCGGACATGGACCAGATGCTGTTCTATCTGCCGCTGGCGGGTTCGACGTTCAAGAAAACTTACTATGACGAGACGCTCGGTCGAGCGGTATCCAAGTTTGTCCCTGCGGAGAACTTGGTGGTTCCGTATGAGACCGCGGACCTCGAATCATGTCCCAACATCACCCAAGTCGTGCGGATGTCGCTAAACGATCTGCGTAAGCGCCAGCTTGCCGGGTTGTATTTGGACGTTGAGGTGATCCCAGCGCAGCGTGAGATTACGGGCGTTGAGGGCGAGATTGACCGCATTGACGGTGTGGAGCCGAGCCAGATTGATTACGACTGTACGATCCTTGAGTGCCATGTTGATCTGGACCTAGAAGGCTACGAAGACCTTGGTGAGGACGGCGAGCCTACTGGCATTCGCGTTCCTTACATTGTGACCTTGTCGATGGACAACGGTCAGGTGCTGTCGGTTCGTCGCAACTATCGCGAAGACGACGAGCTGAAGAAGAAAATCCAGTATTTCACCCACTACAAGTTCCTGCCCGGCTTCGGGTTCTACGGGCTTGGTCTGATACATACGATTGGGGGTCTGTCACGGACCGCCACGGCGGCACTGCGACAGCTAATCGACGCTGGTACGTTGTCTAATCTCCCTGCGGGCTTCAAGGCCCGTGGACTGCGTATTAGGGACGACGATGATCCGTTGCAGCCCGGTGAGTTCCGAGATGTGGACGCACCCGGTGGGGCTATCCGAGATAGCCTCATGCCGCTGCCGTTTAAGGGGCCCGACCAGACGCTCTTCAATCTGTTGGGCTTTGTGGTACAGGCCGGTCAACGTTTTGCTACCATCACTGATTTGAAGGTTGGTGACGGCAATCAGCAAGCACCTGTGGGCACGACCATTGCGATGATGGAGCAAGGCTCGCGGGTCATGAGTGCTGTGCATAAGCGCCTGCACTACGCGATGCGTCAGGAGTTCAAAATCCTTGCTCGCGTGATGTCTGAATATTTGCCGCAGGAGTATCCGTACTCGGTTGCTGGTGGCGATCAGAGGATCATGGCGAAGGACTTTGATGACCGTGTGGATGTGATCCCGGTCAGCAATCCGAACGTCTTCAGCCAAGCGCAGCGCATCATGCTCGCGCAAACCAAACTACAGCTCGCGGCCCAAGCACCAGAGATTCACAACATGCACGAAGTTTTCCGTGACATGTATGAAGCTTTGGGCGTGTCAGATGCAGATCGTTTGATGAAGGCTATTCCGGCAGAAATACCGGAGCCGCTTGATCCAGCGCAAGAGAACATCAACGCGTTGGATATGTTGCCGTTGAAGGCGTTTGAGGGTCAGAACCATCAGGCGCACATCATGGCGCACTTGGTGTTTGGCTCGACGCAGATGGTTGGCCAGATGCCTCCGATTGCCATTTCTTTGCAGAAGCACGTCATGGAACACGTTCAGATTGCTGCGCGTGAACAGGCCGCGGTGCAGTATCTTCAACAAGTGCAACAGCAGGGTGGTCAGCCTGCTGACGACGAGCAGATGCTACAGATCGAACAGCTTACCGCGCAGTTTGTTGCGGAGGGCTTGCAGCAGGTCAAAGATTTGTCTGCCCAGCTATCTGGCGCGGGGGCCCCGGACCCACTTGTGCAGCTCAAGGAGCAGGAGCTTCAGCTCAAAGCACAATCGGATCAGGCCGACAACCAGATCGACCAAGCCAAAGTGCAGTTGGATGCACAGGGTATGCAGATGCGGTCGAACCAATTCCAGCAGCGTTTGGCTTCGCAAGAGAAGCAGACACAGGCTCGTATTCAGTCTGCGATGGAAAGAGAGCTGCTTAAACAACGTAACAACGGAGGGACTCCACAATGAAAAATCGTACTGTCAAAGTAAATGGCTCTGCGCCAAAGAACCCGCCCAAGCCTGAGAAGGTGGGTGGCATGAAGAAAGCCCCGATGGCGGGCGACAAGATGCGTTTGACGAAGACCCGTGGCACGGGTGCGGCGATCAAGGGCACGATGCACATGGGATGTTGCTGAAATGCCGCTGAAGAAAGGCAAAAGCCAGAAGACTGTAAGCAGCAACATTCGTAAGCTGCGGGACGAGGGCTATCCTCAGAAGCAGGCTGTGGCGATTGCTTTGTCTTCGGCAGGCAAGTCTAAGGGTAAAAAGAAGGTCGTGAAGAAAGCTGGCGGCGGCGTTGTTCGCGGTTTTAGCCCGATTGCAAGGCCGCAAAGATTTCAGGGGGTATTCTGATGTACAACCCCAACTCCAACCCCTGTCCCACAGCCTGCGTTTGATCCGTATGCGGGCATGACGCAGGCCGATTTGGCAGCCATTGGTGCGGAAGCTTCGTTGCTTGGCATTGAAGGTTTATTTATGTGGTTCAAGTTTTTAGTGGAGAGCAGCCCATGAAAACAAAACAATTCCAAGAGGACACCGTTTATTCGAAATACGACTTGAACCATGACGGAATCATCACAGACGAAGAGCTTGCGGCTGCTAAGGAAATTGGAGAAACAGAGGCGCAGATTAGAAAACTTAGAGCGCAGAAGTACATGGCTTCTGTGGCTCTCGGTGCTTGTCTTGTGTTTACCCTTCTTCTGGTCAGTCCTGCGGTATCTGTTGAACGAGTAAACGCGCTGTCTGATCTGTTTGGCCTGTTCTACATTTCGATGGCTGGTGTTGTGGGAGCGTATATGGGGGTTTCGGCATGGATGTCGCGCAAATAACCTTTATTCTTTCCAAAACACCGGTTTGGGTATAAGATAAAACGCGGGAAATCTTAGGAGGAGCCCCATGTTACAAGCTTTAATTGGTCCGGTAACCGGTCTGCTAGACAAGTTTATTCCGGACGC